CAGTTCACCTACTACCCCGATAAAGTTTTTTTGGAACAGTTGAACAAATTAGCTGACGAGAAGCTCATAGAACGAGTGCTTAAAGCAGGGGGAGGCGCGATGGTTCCTATCCTTAAAGCCAATATCCGCTCTGTAGTAAAAAACGGAACGGGGGACTTAGAAAAAAGCGTCAAGGTTTCAAAAATAAAGACAGATAAAGAAGGCAATAAATGTGTCTATATTCTGCCCACAGGGAAGGACAGGCACGGGGTTTCGAATATGGCGAAACTTGCATATATTGAATATGGGGTACGGAGCAAGAACCGCGCGCCGAAGCCTATCATATTAAAAGCCATTAAAGACGCTACGCCTGAAGCTGAAAGGGTAATGCAGAAGAAGATAGAGGAGCTGACTCAATGACACCATTTCAATTGATAACAGATGCAGTATCGCCACTAAAAGCATACGCAGACCATAACCCAAAGAAGGAAAGCGAATATGTGGTTTTCAATATCGCTGACGACAGGGGAACGGTTCACGGGGACGACCAGCCTACGCAGAGGGTTATGGCTGTACAGGTACATTACTACGCGCCGCAGGGCACAAACTACCTAACCACGATGACTAACATCAGAAACAGGCTTGCAGCGAAGGGGTTTACTTATCCCGTCGTGCAGGTCCTTTACGAAACAGACACAAACTCGCACCATTTGATTTTTGAGTGCGAAATAGAATTGGAGGCATAGATAAATGGCAAAAATAGGATTGAATTATCCCGTCTATAAAACATCTACATCAGCAGGGGTTATGGGCAAAGCCATACAAGCCGACATCTCAATCGAGATGAATGACGGCAAACTGTATGGCGACGACTCGCTTGCAGAAGTAGATAGAAGTTTTAAGACAGGCACGCTGACACTCGGAGTGACCGACTTGTCAGACGCAGTACAGGCTGCGCTTTTAGGTCACGCTATCGCAAACGACGTGATGACCGCGAAAGGCACAGACACACCTGCATACGCATCAGTGGGATTCTACGGCGTGAAGATGGTCAGTAATGTGAAGTATTATCGAGCTGTATGGTTCCCTAAAGTACTGTTCAGCGAACCGGCAGACGCTAACGCTACAAAGGGCGAATCAATCGCATTTGGAACACCCACTATCGTAGGAGCGATATTCGACGATGCGACAAACGGCTGGAAGCAGGAAAAGACATTCACTACAGCAACGCTCGCTCAGGCTTGGCTTGATAATCTTGCAGGAATAACAGCGCAAGTGGCAACACCGGTTCCGTCAGTAGCGGCAGGAACCCACGCAGGAACACAGACAGTAGCATTGACCTGTGCAACAGCAGGAGCGACTATCTACTACACGACCGACGGGCTTACGCCTACTAATGCAGACGATGAATACACCACATCATTAAGCATTGAGGAATCAACTATGCTTAAAGCAATAGCTGTAAAAGCAGGAATGTCAAATTCTGAAGTTATGGAAGCGGAATACATTATAACCGCATAACTATAAGGGGAGGGTACTCCTCCCCTTGTTTTTCTTAAAGGAGGAAAACGATGTTAGATAAAAAATTGAGCATAACGATTAAAGGGGTGGAATTTCCTATGGCATTCAATCTAAACGTACTGGAAGCCATACAGGACAAATATGGAAGCCTTGATAAATGGCAGGACAAGATACAGCCGAAAACAGGAGAGGCGCAGATAAAGGACATTAAATGGACCCTTGTGACATTCATCAACGAGGGCATTGAAATAGAGAACGAGAACGGCGAGAAAAAAGATCTGCTGACCGAAAAACAGCTCGGCAGAATGATAACTAACATCAGCGATATAACACGGTCAATCGCTAACGCGGTCACGGAAACTATACCGGCACCAGACCCAAACGCATAACGCCCGACGGACCCGACGAAATCAACTTCGCGCTGATACTCCATATCGGAATGAAGATGGGTTTCACGGAAAAAGAGGTCGGGCAAATGACCTTGAAAAAATGGAAGCAATTATACGACGCATACAAGCTCGTTTTTGACTTAGAACAACACCTTATCAGGACAGGACGGAAATATACGCAACTGAGCGAGGAACCGACGATTGATGACGTTATTCCGTTTTAGGAGGTACAAATGGCAGGGATAGGACCCTCAATCAGCCTAAAGGGCGAGAAAGAGTTTAGGCAAGCTATATCGGCTATCAATAATGAGATGAAAGTTCTCGGCTCGGAGATGAACAAAGTCACCGCCGAGTTTTCCGACAACTCGAAATCGGTCGACGCCCTGAAAGCAAGGAACGAAGTCCTTAATAAAGAGATAGAGAAGCAGACGGATAAAGTCAGCCTGTTAAAAGGCGCGTTATCAGAAGCGGAAAAACAGTATGGCGAGAACGATAAGCGAACCCTTAACTGGAAATCATCATTAAATAACGCGGAAGCCGAACTGACCAAACTTACCAAAGAAGTCGACAAGAACGAAAAGGCTATGAAAGACGCCGAGAAGCCGACCGAAGAAGTAGGCAAGGAATTAAAGACCTTAGGCTCCAATGCTGATGACGCGGGAAAAAAGACATCTGTTTTAGGCGATGTAATTAAAGGGAAACTGATATCAGAAGCGATAGTCGCAGGGATAAAAGGGCTTGGCAACGCGTTAAAATCCGCAGCAGTAGGACTTAAAGATATGGCTATCGAGAGCGCCGCTTATGCTGACGAAGTTCTGACAGTGTCAGACCAGACAGGGTTAGCGACCGATAAAATACAGGAATTAAAATACGCGTCCGAACTGGTAGACGTTTCTTTGGAAACTGTGACAGGCTCGATGGTTCGTAACATTCGAGCTATGGGCAACGCCCAGATGGGCACGAAGCAGTATGTCGAAGCATACGAAAAATTAGGCATATCGGTGACTAATACAGACGGCACATTACGTGACAGCCAGACGGTCTATTGGGAGATAATCGACGCGTTAGGCGCTATAGATAACGCTACGGAACGTGACAGTATAGCGATGGCCTTATTAGGCAGGAGCGCTCAGGAACTCAATCCTCTGATACTTGCGGGAAGCGCTACAATGGCAGAACTGGCGACCGAAGCGCAGAATATGGGCGCAGTGCTTAGTGAGGACGCATTAACAGAATTAGGGGCATTTGATGACGGTATGAGGAGAATGGAAAACTCCATGACTTCATTGAAAAACAATGTCGGCGCGGTTCTTGCTCCAGCATTAGCGGACTTGTCAGAACTCGCGGCTTCTAAGCTCGGGGCGTTTTCTAAATCGATACAGGAAGCAGGGGGCGATGTCGGAAAGATAGGCGAGATAGTAGGTAACGCGCTACTAGATATGGTAAATGAGATTGTAGCAAAACTGCCTGACATGATGAAGGGCGCGATTGCGCTAATCAAATCATTTATGGACGGGATTTTGTCACAGTTGCCGGCGATTGCGACGACAGCATTTGAAATCGTGATGCAATTAGTCACTACGATTACAGGAATGCTTCCAGAAATCATAAACACAGGAATGGACTTGTTGATGTCATTAATTAACGGCATCACAAATTCAATACCACAATTAATACCCGTAATAATCCAAGCGGTAATGACTATCGTCAATACCTTATTAGATAACCTGCCCGAATTAGTTAGAACCGCGTTAAAGATGATACTCGCATTGGCAAAAGGATTGGTCGACGCGATACCTCAATTGATACAAGCCGTACCCGAGATTATAGAGAGCCTCATACAGGCTATCGTGGAAATGCTACCCGAAATAACAATCATGGGCGTGACTTTAGTTATCGAATTAGGCAAAGGATTAATCAAGGCGATACCGGCATTAATTAAAAACATACCTGAAATCATCAACGCTCTTATAAACGGCTTTAAGAACGGCATAGCGAACTTCAGGGACATAGGCGGAGACCTGATATCAGGATTATGGCAAGGCATAGAGGACAGCCTCTCATGGCTATACAATAAGATAACAGATGTTGCAAACACTATCGGTAACTGGTTCAAAGACGTGTTTAAGATAGGTTCTCCGAGCAAATTATTCGCAGACGAGATAGGAGCGAATTTAGGCTTAGGTATCGGAGTAGGTTTTGAGGACGTCATGAAAGATGTTTCCAAAGACATGGCGAACGCGGTACCGACCGACTTCGACCTTAACGCGAACGTAACAGGCGGGGTAGGAATGAAAAGCGAGATACACCTTCATGTCGGCACATTAGTCGCTGACGAGTGGGGATTAAAAGAGCTTGAACGCAAACTCAAGAATGTAAGAGTGCAGGAGAGCTACAGATTAGCAGGAGGGTTGGTATGACATTAAACGGACACACTATACCGTCACCGATAACGCCTGTCGACAAAAAAGCAATCGTTCTTGAAATAAGGGACAGGGTAGCATCAGGCAAGGCGGTAACAGATATAAAAGCCGTAAAGATACAGCACACTATCAAATATCAGGGACTGACCGCCGCGAGTTTCACGATATTCAACACCCCGTACCAGTCTAGGGCGGAGGTGGCTTATGTCGACGACGAGGGCGATACATATACAGTACAGGTGGTTTCCTTGAGGTATTCTACGCACAGGCTAAACACAGCATTAAAGCAGAATGTGACTGTTGTACTGGAGGAGGTATAAATGGGATATAACGCTTCCGTCAGAGATATAAAGTGCAAGGTAGTGGTAGACTTCACGAGTCCGTTTTTAGACGAGAGCATAACCGTGACTTCTACGGAGGTTAACAGGATTGCCACACTACAGCAGACGGCGGATTCCGTGACCTCGATGTCAGCTAAGTATCTTCTGTTGGACGGACTGGGAACCTTAGACGGCACCTGGTGTTTAGGCGGAGGACAGGTCGGCTGGTTCGGCACTTCGGCGTCCGACGCGTCTGCCGAATTCTCATCGCCATATCCGTCATTGACGATAACCCACACTTCAAGACCGATACAGTCAATTAAAGTAATAGGTGACAATAAGCGAAACGAATACCCAGTAGATTTTACGGTGAAACTTTACGGCTTATCAAACACTTTGCTATACACTAAAACAGTAACCGATAATGATGGAGTCGCATACTCCTCCGACATAGAGCCAGTGACTGGGGTAATAAAGCAGGTATTGACTATTACAAAATGGTCAACAGTAGGAACATGCGTCAAGATAGCCGAGTTTTATACTTCAATCCAAGAGACATTCGAAAGAGACGACATATTCCAAATCAATCTATTGGAAGAAAGGGAGGTGTCGGAGGGTTCTCTGCCGATAGGCTCCATATCC